ACAGTCTGGAGGAGTATCTCCAAGACCTGAAGGCACTGACCTTTCGGGGTCTGGTAACGGCACAATCGGAGTCGGAACTGCGCCAAATGCAGGGGAAAGCGGCTTTACTGGAAACCCTCCTGAAGCTGAAGGATAATCACGACTCTTACCTACGAGAGAAATAGACATGGCAACAGACGACGAATACACAGGCTTTAGATACATCGGGACTACAGCAGTAGACCCTGCAAAGTACAGCTCCACGTTCATCAATTATTATAACATGGCGTTAGGGTTGCCTACGCTTTCTGAAGAAACTGGTATCGACGTCGATGAGGGCGAGGACATCACACAACTTGCGACTCCCGGACAAGACCTAGACCGGGGTCGAGACATGGGTATGACCCCTAGCCAAGTAGAGTCCATCATGTCTACTGCTAATTTCAATCCGTCGTATTCTGGAACCATAGGAGAGGCGAAGACGGATAGGGTTTCGTTCGTCGATGACATAACGGCTCCGTTCAAGGAAGCAGGAAACATCATCTCCAAGACTATTCAAGATACGTTCAGCAAAGCTCCTACGGCTACGGACGCAGCAATCGCAGGGGGTACTGCAGTTGCGGCAGCAGCCGGAGTTCCGATGGCTCCTATTCTCGGTGGAGTCTTAGGTCCGGCGATGGCAGGAAAGACCACACAAGATTCGTTTGGAAACGTAACTGTCGATGCGTCAGGTGGACCGGGCTTTTTTCAAAAATTAAATTATAATATTCAATCAAAAGACCGCGCAGCTATTGCTGCTGCTAAAGCTGCAGGAGCTACTGCTACGGGTTTCGAAGTTAACTGGGGTATCGGAAAGAACGGCATCACTCGCGCACCCGGCTCCGGAACCTACACCGGAAACATGATGGGCCTGTCTCAAACACAGATGAAAGCTATCGAGGCTATCAGCAAAGGTTATGACCCTCGTGGATATGATATGCAGACGGAAACGGGTACAAAAATTACGGATTCTGGCGGGATGAAGGTTGGAAATTTTGGTTTTTATACAGCGAACGGTGCATTTGTTAGCATGACAGGACAACGGTCTGCCTACGGACTTATGGACCACGCCAACGCTCTCGCCAAGGAAAACGGCATCACTACACAACAAGCCCTAGATGCTTTGACTACTGCTCGAACCACAGATACGACTATCAAGCAAGCTGTAGACAGTCAGAAGTCTCAAACAACTACACCGAGTAAGACAACCATAGGTCCCGGAGACTTTGACGCTCCTGATTCTCCAACAACTCCATCTGGTAAATTTACGATAGGTCCCGGAGATTTCGATAAACCAGACGTAACTATTGGCCCCGGAGATTTTGATAAAGACACGGGTAGTCAGAGTCGTGATACTGGTCGTGATGGCGGTGGTGGTGCAGCAGGAGGTGCTACGGGAGGTAAAGGAGACCAAGGCAAAGGCTCTGGATGGGGTGGAATGGCTCGTGGCGGTCGCGTCGGTCTTCAGGCGGGGGGTATGCCCGGACAGATGGCAGGTCAGTCTGGTTTCGTAGACCAACCCCCCAGTCAAGTACCCGAAGGTGAGACCGTAGCAGACAACGTTGAGACCAAGCTTCCTGAAGGCGCATTCGTTATCAATGCTGCTGCCGTCGAGTTCGCAGGAGAGCAGGATATCAAGAAAATGCTTCTCGATGCACACGGAGAAGCGGTTCGCAGAGGATTAACGGTTGACAAACAAGGCAATGGTGCTAAAATGATAGATGTGGCTATTTCTCGCGGAGAAGTAGTTGTCTCTCCTCACCTCACCAAAATCATCGGCCTCGACCGCCTTCAGAAGATAAACAATCGCGGCAAGCGGGAAACCCAAGAACGCATCGAAGAAAATGGGCAAGAACCTACAGGTGCAGCCCAAGGTATGCTTATAATGGGTAGGGGTGATAACACAAGCTTAGATGTCTCACCTCCCACAGGCTTCGAAGAAGGAACCTTAGATAAAGGGTTTTTAGGTTCCCCTCCAGAGTACCAACCTCCGGCAGACGTAGGTGAAGATGTTCCGATGGAAGAAGCGGTAGAGCTTCCGGAAGACTTTGCCAACCGCCTCGAACAGCACTTCGGACAGGGCGTATCCCGCACTCGAAACGATAAGTTCTACCGTTCGCTTTCTGAACAAGAGCTTCTGGCTCACCTGATTGTTGCTGAAACTAAGGCTGCAGGCGCAGACCCTGACGACATGTATGCCGTAGGACAGACGGTTATCAACCGAATCAACTCCGACAGACCAGAGTTCAAAAACAAGAAGACTGTTGCTGACGTCGCTTTATCACGCCTTCAAAAGGGCGGCTACGAATATACGGGCATGGACGTCACTCGCAACAAGGCAATACAAGAAGAATTTAAGTCCACTCCAGAAAATATCCGCAACGGCTACGCACGAGCTTATGTCATAGCCGGAGACCTTCTCAGCGGTGAAATGGAAGCATCTCCTATCGTAGGCCCAGACATCATGTGGTACACACGAAAAGATGCACAAAACAAGTGGATGCAAGAGAATTTGGACTTTGTAGATACGTATGGTTTACATGACTTCTACAAAGCACCCAAGTAAGACTTGTCAGCTACCCGCAAGTTCGCGGCCCTGACGTAACCGAAGCAGCTACCCACAGCCAAGTGGCCCTGCAATATGAGGTATAAAAAAATGGCAACCAAAGTAAGAGGCCACCGTGCCAACAAACCAAACGATTCGTTTGGAACAGTAAATAGCGACAGCTTATATCGTGGTAAATACCGTGATGATGTCTACAAAGACGAGGACGATGAAGAAACAGTAGAAGCTCAAGAAGCTGACCCCTCGAACGAAGAGGCTACTCAGCAAGAAGAATCGAACAGCTTCGTCCAAGAAAAGAAGACTAGCGACGAACACGATTACAAGAAACGCTATGACGACCTGAAACGTCACTACGACGACAAGGTTAACGAGTTCAAGCAAGAGATTGCGAACCTTCGTGAAGCCGTACAGAAGAAGGTGGTAGATATGCCGAGAGGTGTACAAGCCCCCCGAACACAAGAAGAGCTTGAAGAGTTCAAAGAACGTTACCCTGATGTTTTCGAAGTGGTACAGACGGTATCGTCAATCGAAACTGAAGCACAAGTTGCTAAGTTACGAGAAGAGCTTGGGACTATCAAGGAACGGGAAAAGCAGCTAGAAAAGCAGAAAGCCTACGAGGAACTGCTCAGACTACAACCCGATTTTGATAAGATAAAAGCAGACCAAGACTTTCTCTCATGGCTTGAAGAACAACCTGCTTCAATCTCAGACGGCATCTACAAAAACAATACGGATGCTAGATGGGCGGCACGGGTCGTAGACCTTTATAAGGCCGACAAAGGCCTAAACCAGAAGAAAACCAAATCTTCATCTGCAGCAGAAGCAGTGACCAGAACCCCTGCGAGGGAAGTCAAGACTAATGCGACAGATGGTAAACGGGTTTGGAAAGCTTCGCAAATCGCCAAGATGAAACCCCACGAGTTCGAAAAGCTAGAAAGCGAACTGGACTCTGCAAGGGCTGAAGGGCGAATCGATTTTAACAACTAACCTAACCTCAAAAATGGAAGGATAATCCAATGGCTTTTGATAGCGCATCAGGTTATAACAACCTGCCTTCCGGTAACTTTACACCGGAAATCTTCAGTCAAAAGGTTCTCAAATTCTTCCGTCGCGCTTCGGTTGCGGAAGACATCACCAATACCGATTACGCTGGCGAAATTGAGAACTTTGGCGACACGGTTCGTATTATTAAAGAACCAACAATCACCGTATCCGCATACTCTCGCGGTTCAGTGGTTAACCCACAAGACCTTGCCGACGACCAAATCACAATGATTGTCGACCAAGCAAACGCTTTTGCGTTCAAGATTGACGACATCGAAGAGCGTCAGTCACACGTTAACTTCGAAGCTCTTGCGACTTCTTCAGGTGCATACTCCCTGAAGCGTAAGTACGATGCTAACGTCCTCGACGAAATGGCAACCAACGCTGGCCTGACAGGTGAATCAGGTGCTTCCGTTGCTCAGATTTCTGACATCGGTACACTCGGTTCGGCTCTGGACATCGGCGGTGCATCTACTCCCGGCGACACAGCAGTCAACACCATGCTTGTCATGGCACAGGCTCTTGACGACCAGTCAGTTCCGGAAGAGAACCGTTGGTTCGTTGCTCCTCCAGCTTTCTACAAGCACCTGTTCTCAGCAGGTTCGAAGTTCGCAGAAGTACAGGTTACTGGCGACGCAACTTCACCTCTGCGTAACGGCCTTGTATCGCTGGGCAACATTGCTGGCTTCCAGTGCTACAAGTCAACTGCCCTCGTATCTAACGGCGGCACTGACCAAGTAACATTGTCTGGTCTGGCAACTGACGGCAGTGAGAATGCAATTCTTGCAGGTCACATGTCCTCAACAGCTACTGCTTCGCACATTGCAAAGACAGAAGTTGTTCGCTCAACTGAAACCTTCAGCGATATCGTTCGCGGATTGCATGTATTCGGTCGCAAAGTTCTGCGTCCTGAAGCCATCGTTCGTGGTATCGTTAGCTTAGACTAATAGGGAGACTAGATAATGGCTACTTACACTGTAACTAATGCTGCCGAAGGTATCCCTGCTGGTGCAAAGGCACATCTCGCTCAGGTTGTTTTGGACTTTTCCTCTACAGCCCTCGTTGCTGGTACTGACGTAGTTCAGGCTATCGAAGTTCCTGCTAATACACTTGTTGTATGTGCAGGTATCGAAGTCTTGACTGCAGGGGGTGCTGGCTCCGTTCTTGACTTGGGTGACACCACCGTTGACCGTTACGTCACCGACGTCGACGGCAACACGGCTGGTAGCGTAGAGATTGGTACTGCTTCTTGGCTGTACACCTCTGCTGACACCATCGACCTGTCTGCTGACACTGCAAACTTTGCTGGCAAGGTTCGCGTGTTCGCTGTACTGGCTCCGATGGGTTCTGCTCCGACAGCAGCAGCCTTCGCCTAAACATCTTAGTTGAGGGGGAGGGGTAACTTTCCCCCTTGACGACTTTTAATTTAT